CCTGCCCATCCGCAGGTATGGGGTATTCTTCCTCGTCAATGTCGAGAGTAATAAATACTTTAACTCTCATCACTCGCTGCCACGTCTTCTAGTAGCGAATTTAAATACCATTTAGCTTTCTCCAAATCCTCAAGTGGTCTGCCTTTGTAATCAAACCGCCATAAGTATTTCATAATGTTGCCTTGCAAATAGTATTTAAAGTTAGGACCAAGTGCAGCTTGGATGGCAGCAATGCACTCAATGCCTGACTGATTATAATGTGATGGACTATTCACCATGTCTTTGTCAGCAGAAGGTGGATAATCTTCTATGTTGTCAACATCACTTTGCCTCATTGCCTGTCTCATATACTCTTCATGTCTCATATTATGCACTCCCTTTAGTCTTTGACGAAAACTGTAACCGTACTACGTTGCCATCTTCTTGTTTAACAACGACAGAAGGCTCATCATATTCTTCTTCATCTTCTAAGTCAAGTTCTTCCATTACAAACTCATGCACTAAATTACGTAGTTCTTTGTTGCTCTCCATTAAAGGAACGGTAGCACACATCATACGTACAAAGTGCATAACCTGCGAGTAAGACTCATCGTCTAATGGGTTATGTGGACCTGTTATAATAGATATATCAATCTCCCCCGTCCACACAGCTTCCTTACGCCCGTTTCCATTTGCTTGCATGTCACAGCCGGGGCGTATTCTTATCACGTAGTCTTCATCGTTGTAGTACTCCTCATCATTGTGCATACTCATCTCCTTTTTACTTTACTTCCTGTGAATTTGATAAACTTTCTGTGCCTATTCTTACCCTTCTCTTTTAGCCAATCCTCTGGTATGATCCTGTCATAGTAAAGAAACCCGTATCTTATACACCACTCTGCATAAGAAGACTTAGCACCTTTGCGTAGCTTACGTCTACTATTCTCAAACACAAAGCGTATGTCTAACTTAGGGTGTTGTTTCTTAATTGCAAGATGCTTACGTCTATCTGCTGCAGTAAACATACCTTTAGTTTCTATAATGATGCCGTTGAACAGCACGAAATCTGGCGTGTATGTACGATAGGCTAGGTCTTCCCATTCTATCTTTACACACTCATAGTCGTACTTGACAGAGAGTTCCTTTAGATACTCTGCTAGTTTTAACTCAAGCCCACTACGATAGCCGTACTTCCGTGCTGCTCTAAATTGTTTTGCGTTAGGCACTAGGATGCTCTTCCACGCCAGAAGTCTAAGTCTTTATACTCCTTCGATAGCGTTATGTAAGGAACAATCTTAGGTTCTTTAGCTTGCGACTTCACGGCTGGTCTTTCCTCTAGTGTAGGCCAGCAAGCAAAGCGATAGGAACAGAATATACAGTTCTCATTAAGCACTGTATTGCCTGTCTCCTTACCTCTAAACTTTTCAGGCACTGCATCAAAGCAACGCTTGAACGTGTTATCTTTTACAGTCTGTGCCGTTTCCTTGATGTTGGCTATCTCTTTATCCAAGTCAAGGTTTGTGGCTGGTACATATTTAAACTCACCATTGGCTTTGTTTACTACCCACCATCCACCAGCACGTTTGCCTGATGCCTTGGCGTAGCCAGCAAGCTGACCCACATACCCAAAGCTATCGTGACTAGCTAATGTGTCATAGCTGTCGAACTTGTTTCGATAGGACCAGCTAGAAGCTGACTTGATATCATCAACAGCACCATCAATAACAATATCATATGTGCCGTTAATGGATGTATCATCATCAACTTCAAGAGTAACTTCTTTATTATCTTCATAATCCACTCCAGCTTCTTTCAATAGTCCTTTGAACACAGCCTCTACGATATCACCTAGCATCATGTTCATTACGAATGTAGTCGGTAAGGGCAACGCTTTCTCTGGCTGATTCTTTTGGAACCAGAGTTGACAAGTTGGCCTACCCACATTGGACATGCGTAGCCTAAACTCATCACGCTTATTGCCCCCACCAAACTGGCGTTTAAGAGCAGCAGCAATGTCATCAGCAACTTGTTTGATAGTGTCCTCTGATATAGAGGACTTACCATTAGCCGCATTAGTCATGTACTGGTGCAACGCCAGTTCAGCAGGATGGTTCATTACGCTACCTCTTCTACTTCGATATCCATAATGGAATCCAGATCAACTTCCATATCATCTTCGATATGGTTAGCCTTCTCTGCATACGCATTGATGATATACTCGTTGTAGTTCTGTACCCACTGCATGAAGTCAGCAAACATAGTCTGCTCTTTCTCAGTGAGATCAAGGCTAACGGTAGTATCTAGGCTTACCGTTGGCAGGTAGAACACAGCACCTGTAGGAATCTTACGCTCCTCTGATGTAGCTGTGATGATATGCTGCACAGGCAGACGCTTCATCTTTGCCAAGCGAGTAAAGACCTCACCAACAATCTTGAATGCATCACGGTTCTCAACTTCCCAGATGAATGCTGTGTCGTCTACATCGACAGACTCCCCATGCTCATCTGTTGCGTTGACAAGTTCAACCATGCCAAGCACTACACGTACACGCTTGATAGACTTAATGAGTTCCTTCATCTTATCAGGAACAGAGTTCCAATCCTTGATAAAACCAGCAGGTTTACCACAGTTGAATCCACCATCGTTGTCTTTCAAGTCGATGTTAAGATTATCAGCCATGACAGTCTTAACGTAGCGGTTAGATGAACCTGCATCACCACGAATAAAACGCTTATACATGAAGCGTTGTACATACGGGCGAATCTTTACAGATTCAGCGTAGTAGATAGGACCGTCTGGTATCTCCAGCTTATAGGTTCCACCTTTAACCAGTACCTTTTCCGTACCGATAATAGGTGAGTGATTGATACGCAGACGTGCAAGAGTGCTTGCCTGTTTACGCTCACCAATTCCTTCATGGGCAATGCCCATAGCTTTAGCCATTTCCGCATAGTTAGCGGTATTGATAGTTGTAAGTTCCATATTTTATACTCCTTCTTTTGAGTTTGAATGCATAGTTATATCACGACACGTCCTTAGTGTCAAGCCAGTTGGGGCCGATTTTTGCCTCTAGTTCTAGTGGAACATTGAATACCAACCCCCAACGTATGGTAATCAAGTCAGGCAATACTCTGTTAGTCTCTTGTATTACATCAATACATCTCCTCTCCTCATCTGGGTGAACATCAATGACGATTGAATCGTGTACAGTATTTACCACACATGATTGCATACCGTCAAGTAATTTTTCTATGTGCAACAAAGCTAGTGGCACAATGTCTGCCGTAGCGAATGACTGCACGGGATAGTTCTTGATCTGTGTAAAGTGTGACACTCTACCTGTATGCTTACGCACTACATCAGGAAATGCAAACTCCCTGCCAGATGGTGTAGCTATCTTCTGCGTTGCGATAGCTTCTTTAGCCAACTTGGAGTGCCAAGCGGCAACTCCCGTGTACTTCTTTGTGAAGTGTTGGTAGTAAGATGCTTCTGCTTGCGTCCTTCCGAACCCAGTGGCCCCGTAGAGGGGCGCAAATGTATGCGCTTTCGCATCCTGTCTACTCGTAGGCTGACCAGCATCGGTAATAACTTTAGCGGTGTACGAGTGTACATCAAATCCAGTAGAAACTTCTTCAATTGCAACTCCATCTTGTGATAGGTAAGCAGCGGTGCGAAACTCTAGCTGTGCAAAGTCTGCTTCCATTATCTTACCATTGTCAAATCGTGACACAAACACTTTCTTAACAGGGAACGTACCACCACGTGGCATGTTCTGCATGTTAGGGTCTGCACCACTAAACCTGCCAGTAGCTGTGCGGTGCTGTAGTAAACGCACGTGCAGCCTATTGTCAGGCTTTGTGTGTAGGCTGATCCCCTCTACAAAGGACGACAGGTAGGTATCCACAGCGGATAGTCTGCGTACTTTGTATAGGAAGTCAACCGCATCTGTCATGCCCTTAGACTTGGCTGTATTCTCTAGCAGTTCAAGATTAGCCTTGCTTGTACTAAAGCCATTGGCACTAGCCCACTTGGCTGATGGTGGCTTGAACTTTAATCCCCCAACAGCAGATAGATTGACCAAACTATAACCATTACCACCACATGCTTTACAAGCATTGGTTCTTGCAAAAGGTGTTCCATCTTTCTTTACCTTCCTAACTTGACCACGACCATAGCACTCCTTGCATTGACTAGCTTTGGTTTTATATACACGTTCTGTACCTGCTGAAACAAGGCTACGAAAGTCTTGTTCATCCATGTAAGGGTCAATGGCGTTGCCCCAATAGGGCTTGTCCAATACCTTACGGCTGTAGATAACCCAAGAGAGTTGCTCTGGACTGTTAAGGTTGATAGGGGTGTCACCCATCAGCCTACGAACATGGGTATTTAGATCGTCAATAAGTTGACGCTTCTCCTGTTCAAACTCTTGACGCACCTCATTTAGCTTGTCCATATCTACAGTAAAGCCACGCTGATAAACACGTGACAGACATACAGCCACCTCGTTAGTCAGATCAACTGTGCTACGCAGTCCTGCATCTGCCTCTGTGTTGAGGCGATACATCAGCTTGTCAGACAGTTGTTGTGTAGCATGTAGGTCTGCACTTAGATACGACTCAAGCAATTCAAGCGGTATGTCACGTGTGCTATAACCCTTGGCAAAGTATTCT